CAAGATAAAGAGATTCATTATTTTTACTCTGTGTAAAATTTCCCACTTGGATGTGGGTATTGATTTTCAATCATGTGGTTATACTAAACTGGAAGAGGTTACTCTGAGGAGGAAACATTCTAGTAATGTCGATTTTGTATATGTCTTACTGGATACTATAACATTCATTGGTGAGAAAGGGTACGAAATTTACCACACTGGGAGATTTGAAAAGATCTTGCATAACTCTAGTGATTACACGGAATGGTATGAAAAAGTTTATGAACTCCGTAAGATTTTGCGTGATGTAGATCAAAACCCTAATTTTGTTGAGAGCTCATTCTTAGCTGATTTGAGTGATTTAATTGAAAAAGGAAAAGCAATTAAACGATTTTCAAAAAATTTTTCTCGATCTGATAGACTCCATTTCCAACAAATTTTTTCGGAATTGGAAGTTATGGAAATAGATTATAATACCAAACGACGAGCACGAGAACCAAGAGAAGTTCCATTTTCCTTATTAGTGGAAGGTGATTCTGGCATTGGGAAAACAACAATTCTGGATATTTTATGCGTGTATTTTGCACAGCTGAATGGTCTTAGACCAAGTCCGGCTTATAGATATACTAAAAATGCTTTTGCAGAATTTTGGGATAATTTTTCAACTTTTATGCATACAGTGATTTTAGATGATATAGCATTTATGAAACCTGATGCAACCATGGGGGGTGATCCTTCTTGTATGGAGTTTTTACAAATTATTAACGCAGTCCCATATGTGCCAAATCAAGCAGCGCTTGAAAACAAAGGAAGAACGCCTTTAAAGGCTAAGCTTGTAATTGGTACGACAAATACTCGCAATTTGAATGCACATCATTATTTTTCTTGTCCGAGCCCAGCACAGAGGAGATTTCCTTTTATTGTTACCGCTCATGTTAAGCCTGAATATAGACACGAAGGCGCTATTACGTTGGATTCAACCAAGGTGCCTATGGCCGAAGCAGGTGAACTACCGGATTATTGGACGTGGAGTGTTTCAACTGTTAAACCTATTGCAGGTAGTGCAGTAGAACGAAGACGAAGATTAGGTAAGGAGACTGTCTTATTAGAAGAGGCTAGTCTCCAAGATTTTCTCAGTTGGTATAAAGGTGCAATTGAAGCTCATAATGCTAGCCAGGAAATAATGCTGAAATCTTTACATCGACTACAGGATATTAAACTGTGTATGTGTGGTATGCCTTATTCGATGTGTAAATGCCAGGTTCAAACTTACTCAGAAAAAAGCGATGCGCGCATTATGTTTAAGATGTGGCTATCGATTGGTTTGGGATTCTCAGCCTTATGGGGTGTGAGAGATATTCTAGCAAGCTATTTTGTTAATCACCTCTGGGGAACGTTTTGGATGCGCATGGCAGAACGATTTTACATTGTTAATCGTTATGGTTTTGTACATCCAAGGGTTTTCATGGCCCATTTGGGTCGAAGAGCAGAAGAGATATTAACGCGGCCTCAAAAGTTGATTTTAATAGCAGCCGTTGCTACGACATGCTTAATTGTTTACAAAATGTGCAAAGGATACTCAGAGACTCAGAGTTTTACTGAGGAGAGTGGTAAAGAATGCACCACAAAGACAGAAGATGAACGTGAGGACATATGGTATAAGAGTGATTATTCGCTTACAGCTTATGATATGATGCCGGCTAGTCTATCATCGAATGGGTTAACACGAGATGATTTCCAACGAATAATTGGTAGAAATATTGTTCGCATTAATGTGACAGCAGGAGCCTATACACATAAGAATAATGCTTTTTGTATTTATGGTCATGTCTATGCTGTTAATCGCCACTTTATTGAATTGGGGATGAATTATTTGTTTGAAATAAT